AACGGCTATCAATGATTATTACAGCATATATTAAAAACATGACTATAGACGTATATTATTTACTATCGTGGCTTGCTTACTTTGGCACTCAAACAAAGTACGACCCTACTTATGATTTAAATGGTGATGGTTATGTGACTATTGCAGACCTTTTAGAGTTTCTCACTTTGTTTGGCACGACTATTTAAGCATATGAACAACTAAGATTCAAAATGAGCAATATGAAAACAAAGCTCGGTGTAATTGATTACGCCAAATACGAGCAACCCATGTTTACTGACCAGAGTAACAAGGACTGGGTATTTTTTGGAGAGGACAATTTGTACCCGCTTTACTTAGATGACTTGTTTATGTCTTCTTCTATACACGGAGCTATAGTCACGGGTACAGCAGACATGATTTATGGTGAAGGTTTAGAATGCGACACTAAAGATGACAATATTGAGCAGTGGTTAAAACTAAAAGCCTTGTTCCAGCACGACTCTCTAAAACGATGCGCATTTGACTTAAAGCTATATGGCAACGCCTATCTAAATGTTATTTGGTCTCAAGACCGCAGCTCTATTAGCGAGGTTCATCATGTGCCAGCTAGTACTATTCGATGCGGTCAAGCAGATGACAACGACACAGTAAAGGTATTTTATCACAGCACGAATTGGATTGAGTCAAATCAATCGACATTTAAGCCTAACCCTATTCCTGCGTTTGACGTAAATGATCGTACCGCAGCCAGTCAAATAATTCACGTAAAGTCTTATAGCCCTATATCTTTCTTTTACGGAATGCCTGACTACAAAGGGGCTACAGCTTATTGTGAGTTAGATAAGAACATTGCTGAATACCATCTCGCGAATATGCGAACGGGGCTTTTTCCCAGTATGGCCATTAGCTTCAACAGTGGTATCCCGACAGATGACGAGCGCAGAGATTTAGAGCGATTGATTTACGACAAGTTTGGTGGGGCAAGCAACGCAGGTAAAATCTTAATGACCTTTAACGATGGCCAAGATTCAGCACCGACTATTGAACCTTTTAATTTACCCAACCCACACGACACTTACGACTTCTTAGCCAAGCAGGTGTTTCAAGAAATACTATCGGGTCACCGTGTAACTTCACCACTTTTGTTTGGGTTGCGATCAGAAGGTGGCGGTTTCGGAAGTAACGCAGATGAGATGCGTGACGCATACGATTTATATAGCAAGACGGTTGTAGAGCCATTTCAGCATACGTTGCTACATGGTATAAAGCCTATACTATCGGCTAATAGCATCATTTTAGACGTGTATTTCAAAGACTTGGTGCCAGCTAGTTTTTTAGAGCAAAAAGCAGAAGAAGAAAAAAAAAAAATCTTTTCCAAGCAACCTGTGCGCATTAACGAAACACAAGGTAGCATTTGGCTAAATCATTTGGCTGACAAAGACGCGCCATTGCCTAAAGAGTTCAAGTTGTTGAAAACGGAAATTGTAACAGACACTTCAATTGACAAGAGATTGCACAGCCTTCGAAAGTTTGGACTTGAAGATTACTCTAACTACGATGAGGTCTCAGAGTGGGGTGATGTAATAAGTCCACGAGGTGAGTATTTTGCTTTACGCTATCAATATTATAAAGCTACTAGCCAGCAGCCTAAAGGCGAGAGTCGCGATTTTTGTGTAGAGATGATGGATTTAGCAGACGCAGGAATACAATACCGCTATGAGGACATAAACAATATGAGCGCAGATGGCGTAAATGGTCAGTTTGCAGCCGCAGGTCAAAGCACATATGACATTTTTGAATGGGCTGGTGGTAAGAATTGCTACCACGGTTTCAAAAGACTTATATATTATTATGTACCAGAAGGTCTACCAGACATTAAGGATGGGTATTATGAAGACTGGGACGCAGTTATGCGTCGAGTAGGAAACAACTTCGATGTACCACCTAAAGGCGAGGAGGCTATCGCACCAATTGATAAGCAATAATGGCTACACTATATATTAATGCCTCGCGCATAAAGAAAGACACAGCACTTGGGTCAGCAGTTGACGACAACTTATTGCACCCTTACATTTTAATTGCGCAAGATCGGTGGATATTGCCAGCCCTTGGTACAGATCTGGACGACAAGCTGAAGCAGGATATTGTCGATAGCACCCTTGTTGGAAATTACGAGAAATTAGTGACTGAATTTATTCAGCCCTGCTTAGTGCAATTAGCGTTTGCAGAAGTAGCCTATGTTATGCGATTGCGGTTTTCTAATAATAGCGTTACCTTGATAGACAACGAGCAAGGTACAAGTGCCTCAATGGGTGATATTAAGATGGTCGTTCAAAAAGCTACCGAAATAGGAATGTTTTATCGGGGTCGCTTAGTAGACTACTTGTGTCACAACACGAGTTTGTTCCCTGAATACTCAAGCAACACGGGTGCTGATCTTAGCCCAAACACTCATAACTATTTTGGAAACCTCAATGTCGACAAGAACAGAATCAAGAGCAACCGCGAAATCCGAATCGCGCAAGGTATTGGCCTCAAAGATTACTAAGCGTATCAAAAACGAGGCTAAACTCATAGAATACATAAAAAGATGGACTACGATTTGATAGGGGTTGTTGTGGGTGCTTTGAGCGGCATTATAGCGACATGGGTTAAGATGACAAATGAAGTTACAAAAATAAAGAGCCGCCTTTACTCGTTAGAAAAACAGGAAACCAAGGTGCAGGAAACACTAGAGGTGTTGGTTAGTGGCATTAACGAGATCAAAATCTTACTAGCTAAAAAAGGAATCGAATGAGATACAATTTTATGGCATTACGAGGGCTGGTAACTTGGACAAAAAAGTACAGCGGTGAATGGTGGGGCTATTTAAATGCTGACCACGACTTCGAAATTCGTCTTATATACACGGAAGGCACAACAAATTGGAATCTTGTCATTGAAAAAAATTACGAAGCGTACCTTGTTGACTATCCTCGTAACAAAACGGAAGCATCGTATATAATTGAAGGTTGGATTGACCGTGGTATGCAAATGGAATACTAGTGAGAGATATTGATAAGGTGATTTTGCACTGCTCTGCTACTATGGAAGGAGCGCATATTGATGTTGACACAATTCGCACATGGCATGAAGCCAGAGGATGGAACGACATCGGGTATCACTATGTAATTTACCGTGACGGATCAGTGCATAAAGGTCGCGATGTAGACAAGGTAGGAGCGCATACCGCAAGTCAAAACCGAAGTTCTATTGGCGTGTGTTATGTTGGTGGCATATCAGCTAAGACAGGAGAGCCAGCAGATACAATGACAGCCGAACAAGAAATGGGTTGGCTAGAATTGTGGCATGCCTTAAAGGTGTGTTTCGGCAAATTAGAATTGTATGGTCACAACGAGTTTGCTCGTAAAGCGTGTCCATGCTTTGATGTAAAAGAGAAGTATAATTTCCTAATAGAAGACAAATGAATTTTTTTACGACTTACTGGAGTGAGATTTTAAACGCGGTATTGATTGCCGCTGGCACCTTGACTGCCTTGACTGAAACGAAGAAAGACGATCGTATCGTCAATGTTTTGACACGAATTTTGAACGCTGTGGTTCTTGGTAAAAACAGAAAAAGTAAGTAAATTGCTGTGTGAATTATAGCGATTCCTGCAATTATCGCTTCTAGGTTTTCCCTTACCTAGGTTTTTTTCATGGTTAATTATGAAACCCCTGCCTAACGAGGTGGGGGTTTTTTATGCGTCACATAATTATTTGCACAATACCATAAATAAGTGTATATTTGCATCATATCAATACAAAACCATGAAAATAAACAAGACAAAAGACAAGGTGATATACTTGTTAAAGACGTACCCTGCGCTGAGGGATGACGATAGCAGATTGATTGCCAACTATTGGAATATTGAGTTGCAAGCAAAAAACATAAGCACGACGGAAAGTAAAATGTACGAGCTGTTGCAAATGGTGGCGAGTAGGGAATTAGCCACACCTGAGAGTATAGTTCGCATGCGTCGCAAAGTTCAAGAGGACATAGTAGAATTAAGAGGTCATGAATACAACCGCAGACATGGAGAGCAGAAGACGGTGCAGCGGGACTTAGGTTATAACATTGAAAATTTAGCACGATGAACCACAGCCAAGAAGAGAATTGGGTAACGGGCAAATTAGGGACGCGATCAGCATCAGCATACCGAACTTCCATATGGACTCCCGTTAACCACGAAGATTTCTACAAGAATCGACAGAAGTATATCGACGCGGGATGGCAATCCTATTGCTGGACGAAAGGCGCGGAAGGGTACGATAAGTATTTCGTTTCTAAACTACCGAAGGACGAGTTCGAACATCTCTTGATGGTTGAGAATAAGTACGCATATTACACCCTGTTTTTTCATATAAATGAGGATTAATGAATAATAAAGATTTAAAAATGTGGTTAAGGTGGCGCAAAGAGATGGGATTGAAACCTGTTCGACAAAGCGTTATCAATAATCTAATGCGTGACAACATTGTTATGGAAGTGGCATACCAGCCAGAACTTAAAATTTACAAGGTGAAAACCTACCTATGGGGACTCATCAAAATCTATAAACCATTAAACATCAAATAAGATGAAAGTGAAATCAGTGATTAAATCAGTCAAGCGTACAGACGACGATCCGTGGCAAAAAGAAGGAAAGACATTTTACCCATATTGGGTTGAGATGGAAGACGGGGTGGCAGGCAAAGCTAACAGCACAGGGCCAGAAAAGACACCTTATGGAGTGGGAGACGAGGTAGAATACACGAAGACAGAAAACACTTATGGTGTAAGTTTACGTGTATCCAAGGTCAATAAGGAGCAGGAGGACAAGCAAAAGTATTGGGAAGAAAAGGACGCTCGTATCAGCAATCAATGGGCAATTACGACAGCCTTAGAGTATTTGAAAATGACTGCAAACTCAGCAAACCAGTTGACGGAAGATCAAATAAAGATTGAGGCGAAGAACATGCTACACATGCGTGACAACCTAAACACCGTTGATGGGCCAATTGTGAGTCAAGACGAAAAATACCCGTACTAATGAACGAATTTATTACAAGACCTACATCCGAGGACGAGTACAACGACATCATCCATAACTTCTTTACATGGTTAAAGCGTCAACCCCAGATGCAAAAGCACATGAATAAGGACAATGTATCTACGTTGGTGTTTCAATTGGGTTACACCCTTATGGATGGTGAACATGGGCAAAAGTTTTTGTATCCAACGAAGACAGGCTACAGACATGACCCTGATCACAAAGTGTATTTCGATGAATTCGTTTCAAAGAAGAAATTAAAGAAGAAGAAAAAATGACACTAAGAACATTCATTGAATTGCACTACAAGTCATTTTCTAAAATGGATCGGGAGATGAATTGGACGAACATGACAGCCAACCGTTACTACAACAGCACGCCACACATGTTTTTGTACAAGATGGAAGACATTAAGTTGCACACGGGCATTCACATTATTAGCTTGACCAAGATGATAGTCGATCGCATAGTAGAATTGCAAGAAGTGAAGAAACATAAAACAGTTGTAGATGGATTATGACGCAGATTGGTTTCACGAGAGAAGCATCATAGAGTTACGACGTTACCGCAGGCTCTTGTTAAGTTTGATTGCAGCCATGCCTGCATCAAATAAGAGAGAGAAGTTGGAACATACGCTAGACAGATGCAAGTTTGAACTTAATTTCAAAACAGGAGAAACCAAATACTGATGGAACGTTACATTTATGCCTATTTAGATGAGGATGGTTTGTTGCAGTGGACGGCAGATGTAACTGAAGCAGAAGAGTTTTCTATAACGACAATTTTTCAAATCGAAGTAATATATGAGGCAGTTTAAAGGGGTGTGGATTCCGCGTGTGGTTTTAGAAGATTTAAAATTGCAACCTATTGACAAAATTTTATGGTCAGAAATAGAATGCTTTACTTGGGAAGACAATACATTTTATAAATCAAATGATTTAATCGCTAAGGAGTATGGCGTGAGTGAGCGAACAGTTAGCCGTAGCATAAAAAGACTACAAAACGAAGGCTACATAACGATAAAAAGTAATGGACGTAAAAGGACAATATGTCCATCCAGCATAGACAATTTGTCTAGGGAGGTTCGCCAATATGTCGATGCAGCCTCGCCAATATGTCTACAGAATAATAACAATATATCTAAACAATCTAAAAAAACAACTTATAGTAAGAAAAAACCTACGAGCTTTGAAGAGGTAGAAAAGTATTTCGCTGAGATTTTGCCATCAACGATGAACAGCGAGTTGGCAAAGGAGAGTTTGAGTTTCTACGATTACTACACGGCTAACGGCTGGGTACAAGGCAAGGGAAAACCTTTAGTTGATTGGCGAGCAGCGGCACGAAATTGGATACGCAACACGAAACAATGGAAAAAATCAAATCATGGATTCAAAGGAGACAACTTCAGCATTGAAGCCGCAAACGAATTTATTACTCAAGGGTGAAATTACGTTTGTCAATGCGGCTGACGCATGGCACAACGGAACCAACATACAAACGGCTGTAAAGCTCATGCCCGATTTGTGTCGCGGTTGGATCTATTCGCAGGTAGCACAGTTGTGTAAGGACATGGACATGACCAAAACGCTTAACACAGATGAGCAGTTGCAATTTACATGCCGCGCAATATTGGAAGAACATCCTACGTTAAAGCTCGAAGAACTCAAGGCTTGCTTCGATATGATACGTATGGGTAAGTTCGGAAAGTTGTTTGAGCGTTTAAAGTCTGCTGAAATATTAGAATTTTTAAGGCGTTACGAAGGTGAGGTGCGGTCGGAGGTTTTAGAAAGAAAGTACCATAACGATCGCATCGAACAAACACAACGAATGATGGAGTCTGTTAATCCATTAACCCTTAAAGAATTTATCAAGGACACCAATGTTATCTTGAAGCCTGAAGGTATTGGCACACGACTAGCCAAGAAAAACGGCTGGGATAAAGAATAATGTTTATATTGTGGTCGGTTCACTGGTTATAGCTGGAAGAGGGAGGCTACTTGGAGGGTCTCCCTTTTCTTTATATTAGATAGTGTGAGCGAACGAACAAGAGCAGTAACAAACTTAGACGCAGCGTATTCTATTTACGTTCGAAAAAGGTATGCAGACCCGCAAGGCTATGTGTCTTGTTGGACTTGTGGCAAAAAGAAATTCTGGGAGAAAGACGGTATGCAAGCTGGTCATTTCCAAACAAGAACGAAGTATAGCACTCGTTGGTATGTTGAAGAAATAGACGGTAAGCAAGAGACACTTAATTGTATGCCACAATGCGCTCATTGCAATATGGGTAATGGCGGCAGGCAATACGAGTTTGGTAAAAATCTAGACAGAGTTTACGGTGAGGGGACAAGCGATCGTTTGATACAGAAAAGCAACAGTACGGTAAAGTTCACAACGGCTGAGTTGAAAGAGTTGACTAGCCACTTTAAACGACTAACTAAAGAACTGTGACTTGTATCGAGGAGTTTTTTCATGACCACTACGAAGAATTAAAACACATATCTAACATTTGCGTCGGTGAAAAATACGGCAATGATTTGGTTAATGACGTGGCAGTCAGTATCTTAGAGAGAGATGACGACAAATACACAGAAATGTGTGAGAGGGGTGAGTTGCTATGGTACGTGTTAAGGTGGATTAAGATTTGTTCCTTCTCAAAGACAACGCGGTTTTACTACAAGTATAAAAAATGGACGGAAAACGTAACCTTTGAATATCCTATGGGAGCTGTAGGTAACATGTCAGACAGCTACAAAGACATGAACCACAAAGAGCAGTTGCAAATGATCGACTCGTTGCTTGATGATTTGAACTGGTTTGAAGCAGAAATATTCAGAGTGTACTATATTCACAATCACAGTATAAACACATTGACTAATGCAACAGGAATCGGAAGAAAAACAATCCAAGACAGCCTCAAAAAAGCGAAAGACCACATCCAAAAAAACAAGGAAAAAATCCAAGGGTCTTGGGGATACAGTGGAGAAGCTAACAGAAGCGTCGGGAATTAAGAAAGTCGTTGAAGCCGTAACTGACGACTGCGGATGTCAAGCACGTAAAGAAAAGTGGAACAAACTATTCCCTTATGGTAAAGTCATGACCAAAGAGCAAAAGGTAGTTTGGGAGGAGCAGGTGAAACAACAATGGGGTAAAGGAGTGTTAAACGCTGAAGCACAAAAAGCAGCAAACAACTTGTATCGCGAAATCTATAGGCTGAAAGCAAGATTCACACGGTGCGGTGGCTGTTTGAAGGAACGACTACAGAAGCTAGAACAAGCATATGATGCAGCATGCGAATCTTAACGCAAGGAATACTTGACGGATACCAAAGACGGAAAGACCGATCGGTAAGCGTCAGGTTTATAACACAAGAGAAGACAAGCACGGAAGTCATGGCCATAGACGAACTGGTCGATACTTTTGGAATCCTGTACTTTAGAGCTGCTGAAGAGATGAACCAAGATGAGGTCAATGAGTTAGACAACATAGAACTTGACCTTTACGATAAGCCAAAGACCCAAAGCCAAAGGTTACGAGGTGTGTTGTATAAGCTATGGGAGTCGCAAGGCAAGCAAGGGGACTTTAAGTCGTTCTATAAGCAAAAGACTGAATCAGTTATTGAACACTTCAAACAACAGATAGATGAATAAATCAAACATAAGCGATAAAGAGGTTTGGCAAATCGTAAACATGTGGTACACACAAGGTATGTATGCGGGGATTTTGCAAGACGAAAATGGCAGAGATTTAGAGGAGATTTGTTCTGATCATATTAATTAACGGATTCCCTGCTGTACATTATGCCATGCATGAAAACGCACTGCCAATGTTGTACGGTGGGGATATTACCATGTTAAAATAACATAGAATAACAGCAAATGCCATTTAAAAAAGGAAACACACAGGGTAAGGGTAGACCTAAAGGAGCAAGCAACAAGGTTACCGAGCAGTCCCGAAGTATCTTCATGGATGTCATGGAGGGTGAGATGGATAACATCAAAGATTCATTAGCGGTGTTACGTGAAAACAGCGATGAGAAATACCTGAAAGCTCTAAGCAGTTTGATGCCTTACTTTATGCCTAAGCAATCAGAGACGGAGGTTACAGTGAACGAGACAATGAGCGAGCCAAGTTGGTTTAAAGAGGTGCTAGACAACACCGATCAGACAGACTCAAAATTAACTGAGTGAAACAACCCAAAACGTATTACGACCTGATTAACTGCAAAACGAGGATAGCAGTTTTTCAAGGCGGCACACGTAGTGGCAAGACGTTTTCAATCATTACCGTGTTGTGTCAATGGTGCTACGAAAATCAGAATGCGGGATACCTGATTACTATAGTTCGTAAGAGTTTCCCGTCGTTAAGGGCTTCAGTCATGCGTGACTTTTTGTTTATCCTTGACAGGGAAGGGTGGTATGACGAACGCAATCACAACAAGACAGAAAACACCTACGCTTTATTTGGGAACACGATTGAGTTTATCTCGATTGATCAGCCACAGAAAATTCGTGGCGCTACTCGACAATTTTTTTTTGCCAATGAAGCCAACGAGTTAAACTTGGAAACGTACCGACAACTAGCACTAAGAACGTCAAACAAGCTAGAAGGCCCAAGCATCATACTTGACTACAACCCCAGTGATGAATACTCGTATATCTATGATGCAATCATTCCAAGAGAGGATGCCAGCTTTTACAAGTCAACTTACCTCGACAATCCCTATCTCAACCAAGAGACGATTGACGAAATTGAAAGGCTGAAAGACACGGACGAATATTACTGGACGGTTTACGGACTAGGAGAACGAGGCATTAGTCGTGAGACCATCTTTCGTAGTGACATATATACTGAGCTTCCAGAACATGCGAAGTTTTTAGCGTGGGGTTTAGACTGGGGCTTTGCCAACGATCCGACAGCTTTGGTCAAGGTCTACGAATACGACAACGCAATCTACATTGAGCAATTCTTGTACAGCGGTGGTTTGACTAATAGCGACATAGCAGATAAGATGACTGAGTTAGGCATTACACGTCACGAAGAAATTATAGCCGACAGCAGCGAACCTAAGAGTATTGAAGAAATACACAGGATGAATTTTAACATCAAGCCAGCGAAGAAAGGGCCAGACTCTGTTCGCATTGGCATAGATTTGATGCGACGCAAGAAGATATACGTTAAGGAAACGAGCCTTGACGCACAGAAGGAATTTCGCAACTACAAGTGGATGACAGACAAAAATGGCAAGGTGTTGAACACACCACGGGATGATTGGAATCACTGCGTCGATGCTGTCAGATATGTGTGCCTAAACAAGCTACTAAGACGAACGGGTAAATACTTTGTACAATGAAGATTAGACTTACAATTCCAGAAAGCTATGCGGACATTACCGTGGCTCAGTACAAAAAAATGCTGGACACGTGGGAAGACAATAAGGGGTCAGATGCCGTTCAGAAGGTCTTAGAGGTGTATTGCGGAGCTGAAGAAGGTTTAGTGAACAGATTGCATGTCGAAGAGCTCAACAAGATTACACGCGAGCTTACATGGCTTTTTCGCGAGCCTCAACTAACAGACTTCTATTTGCATCAGTCGTTTGTAATGGATGGGATTGAATATGGTTTTATTCCGAACATGCAAGAGTTGACTGTTGGTGAGTTTGCAGACATGGAAACATACATGGAAAAAGGCATGTACGAAAACATGCAAGAAATGCTTGCTATACTTTACAGACCGATTGTTAGAAGAAAACTAAAGCTCTACGAGATAGAAACTTACAACCCCAGTCAAATTAAAATAGATGCAATGGGTGAGTGCAAGATGGACGTGGCAATTGGTGCGGTGGTTTTTTTTTATCGTATCGCAAGTCAATTAGCGCAAAATTTGCAGCACTCTTCACCAGTACAGGTAGCACAGACAAAGTAGCGCAAAAGTGGGGGTGGTATGCTATCATGTATCAATTGGCTGATGGCGACATCTTAAAAATGGAAAGCATTTCGCGTATATTAATAGAAGAGGCATTCACTTTTCTAGCCTACGAGAAAGATCAAAACATGGCCAATAAAATTAAAATCAATGCAGACAGTAAGTGACATAAACGATGTATTCGAATCGATTACTGCAAACCACGAGCAGTTAAAGTCGTTTTACACACACTCAATTGATGAGGTCGATATTGATAAGCTGACGATTGATAAGTTTCCGCTACTGTATGCTCAAGTGACAGAGGCCAACATCTTAGGCACTCACACGGAATACACATACGAAGTATTTGTGGCAACAGTTGTCTTTGAAGTGCAACACGACTATGTAACACAAGTTTATACAGACACGTTTGGCATTATGCAGGATGTCATTGCAGCATTTCATTTAGCGCAATCTAACGTCAACAATTTTGTGCCGCCTGAATGGTCGTTTGAAATGCCAGTAGCGTGTGAACCATTTGCCGCCCGAATGACCAACAGCCTTACAGGATGGTCAGCGTCATTTACAATTAAGTTGCCAAGCTCAACCAACTTGTGTAATGCCCTCTATTAAATACGTCATAGAGATAGGTGGTGAGCTGCACAAGTTAGACTTATACAGAACGCAAAAGGCATTCGACAAATATGCTAAGTCAGTTATAAAACGAGCGCGAGCAATTCTTGATGCAGAAGGTAAAAACGCATCAGGCAACCTACGCAACTCAATGAACTATGAGTACGCGACAAAGAAGAACGAGTTTTCACTAACGTTTACATTTCAAGGTGCTGACTATTGGGACATCGTGGAACAGGGTGTGCAGGGTGCAGTAAATAACAAGAAAGCACCACTTAGCCCATTCAAGTTTGGATCAGGCACTGGCCCTAAAGGAAAGCTAATACCAGCTATTGATAAGTGGGTTGTAGTAAAACCAATCAAAGACGCACGAGATGCCAAAGGCAGGTTCATTCCGCGTAAAAGTTTGGTTCGAGCCATATCCACTAATATTTATAAATACGGAATCGAGCCGACTCCATTCATACGTCCGCCAATGCGTATATTGTTTGATAAGCACAGAGATAAAATAGCGACAGCATTTGCTTCTGACGTTTACCATTTTTTTAAAAAAAGCCTACCTCTCAAGTTTAATATCGAATTAGAACTGTAATGGCAATCACAATAACACAAGAGCCAACACCAACTTTGCTAGGCACAGCCGATCAAATTGTCTACGTTGTAACAGAGGACACGAATACAGCGCAACCTAAGTTTAGGTATATATGCCAAGTCATCCGCAATTCAGTTACAGTCGCTACGTTAAAGCAACTGCCAAATAATTCTGATTCTGGTGTATTTAATGTATCGCGGATTTTGCAAGCATATGTATCGCAAGATCACAATAAACATGCCGTGGGGTCAATTACCACAGCCCCAAATTCAATGGATGCTTTTACCCTAAAGTTCTTCTATGAATACGCGGCATCGGCAGATGACGAACCAACGCAGTACCCAGCGGCAGCAGAGACAACAACAGACTATGTAGTCAACGGCACGTTTACGCCAGTCTTCAATGACTATGACACAACGAACGCCAGCAATTACATTCTAGACTCCAATACCTCCAAGTTACTGTCAGTCTACAATCCACAGAAACTAGTTGCACAGCCAACCGATGAGGGAATAATAGCATTTATCAATGGGACGACCAATGCGCCTTGGAATTCGAATCCTGCATACATACATGTGGCGTACTATGAGAGTGACGGATCAGCTTTAAACAGCGGTTACTTCACAACTAGCCCATCGCCATCATCAGCCAGTACACCTTTTGAATTCTTTTTGTATTTCGGCATCTATCCAGCAAACCTAGAAACGCAGAGTGGTCAAGCAAACTTGAAACCTTCTGCAAATACAGGGTGGTCATACTATACAGTACAGACTGCGAGCGGCACCACACTGAGCGGAAATGAGACAAGCACACAATACAAGATTACACGGAAAGGAGCGTGCAAATACACACCGATTCGTTTAGCGTGGTGGAATGAATTAGGGGGTTGGGACTATTATACTTTTTACTCTCGGAACGTACACAAACAGCGAATACAGAGATCCGACTTTAGAGAAGTTACAGGTAATTCGTACAACGCAGGAACAGGGGTAACATATGGGTCAAAGCCATACGAAGGTGGTCTAAAAGTAAGTGATGTGCGGACGGTAAACACATGGCAGCTAAACACCGACGCAGAAGACGAGGAGTTTAATAGGGTCATTGATAGCTTGATGAGCAGCCCGACGGTATTATGGTATTATGATAGTGCGTGGCGCGGATGTGTAGTAACTGACACAGGTATTGATTTCCAGACTAGCGTTAATGACAAGGGCATTGTGTACACGGTGAACATTGAAGAGTCACGTTATAAACCTACGATATGACAGAGGTATTAGCTAAATCTCAAGACGGAGCTGATACGGTCAGCCTTGATTTAAAAGACCCACGAGTTGAGTTAAACTTTGAGATACAGAATAACACGAAGCTATCGGAACGCAGCAGCCCACATAGTTTAAGTTTTAAGTTGCCTCGAACTAAGAAGAACAACCAGTTCTTTAATCATTACCACGAAGTCAATATCGCGGAAGGCACATGGTCTGCATATAGCGAAACGACAGTAGAAGTCTATGATGAGGGTATAGTGGTTTTAGTGGGTATTCTCCAGCTAAACACCGTAAACAAAGACCAGTACAACGTCAATGTTTTAGGCACAACTGCTGACTTATTTCGTGCTATACGCGGTAAATCATTTGACGATTTATTCGCTTACCTCGGTGTTGATTTAGACCATGCACTTTCAGTGGGAAATGTAAAAGACTCGTGGAATGTAAATAATGACATTACCAACGGCTCAGTAGGTAATGGTACAATTGTATATCCCTTAGTTGATCATGGCTATTATCCGTTTGGGTGGTATCTATCGAGTGACAGCGGTTATTTTTCTGGTTTAAATTCTAACTGGAACATCAAAGTAGCTCACTTAAAACCTGCAATCAGGGTGCAATTCTTAATGAATGCCATTCTAAAATTTGCAGGGTATACCGCTGAATATTGCGCTGAGCTAAGTAGCACTCGATTTACTGAGCTGTACATGTTCCTAGCGACTGAGCAAAACGTAGTGTCAACAAGGCCATTGTACGGGGCAAAGGTTGGGTTTACGTCTAATGTCACGCTACCAGCAGCAACACCACAAGCTCTTGTTACTCTGTTACCAAGTGACGAGTCCGCACCATTTTTTGACCCTGACAACTTATTTACGACAGGTGTATTTGTAGCTCCGTTTGAAGGGACATTCATATTCTCTGTGCAGCTTGTTTTGTCTACAGCACAAACGAATGATTACTACTTCTCTTTTAACGTAAGCAGCACTACGCAGTCTTTTAGCGATCAAATCGTAATACCAGCAGCTAGTAACGCAGGATACGTTTACACAGCTACGTTCCAAATGACATGCACTGCCTCGCAGCAAGTTAACTTTCAGGCAGGGGCTGAAGCGTCAAGCGATGTAATTATTAATACGTCAATCAGTGGTGACAACTCATTTATTAGCGTTCCCCTATACGACACAGAAAACCCTACGGGTGCTGTCGTTGATATGGCAACAAACATGCCTGAGCTGACTCTCGATGAATGGTTCAAAGCAATTATTGACAAGTACAATATCATCATAGAGCATGACATCGACTTACCTACCGTTTTAAAAATCGAAACGGCTTTAGAATATTTCAGCGGTGGTGCCAAGAAAGATTGGACAAAGAAACTGGATGTAAGTAAATCTAAGGTGATTCAGCCAACTACGAGTTTGCAAAAGAAACGCTTGATTTACTCTGACGCAGAAGGCAAAGACCACAAAAACGAGTGGTGGCAAAGAAACTGGAATTGGGTAAAGGGACAATTCATCTATGAAAACGATAACGACTTTGCAGTTGAGGACGAAGAAATTGGTGATGTGTTTGTACCGTTAAGGACACAGGCAATTCGTAAAAACTCACAGACGGAAGAAACACTTGTTCCCAATGTTTTGGTTAGCCGTCAATGGATTAACAGCGAGAATGGAGCAAAGAAAATATCTAATAAACCAATCTTAGGTTACTATCACAGGTTGCAAGACATCGGCAACGGATATAATTTTGATATAGAAGGCGACACAATTACGCAGTACCCGTATTTTTCAGCATATAGCGCAACACCAATAGCTGCGGATACGGTAAGCCTAAATTGGGGGTATGATTATCCCGATGACGACACACACCCATTGGTTAATGGCGTGCCGTTCTTTTTTATGTTTCGCAAATACTGGGCAAGTTACATAGATAATATATACAACGCAGACGCTCGATTGATGGACTGCTCTGTGTTTCTAAGTCCTGAAGACGTAAGGAATTTACGGTTTAATGATAAAATATGGATTGATGACAGCTACTGGCGTGTATTAAGTGTAAGCAATTACGTTGTCAGTGGTAATACACCGTGTAAAGCCAAACTCCTGAAAGTTATTGATCAGGGAGACTGGGATTGCACCCAAAGACCAGACACATATAATTCTGATGGTACAGTTGATTTTGTGTCAGTAACAGATGGCACGGCTGTAGTAGTGAATAGAGAATGCTGCGAACGGTTTGGCTACAAATATGATAGCATAGATAGAGACTGCTTTTACAAATCCGTTAGCCCCACGATTGGAGGCAACCCAACTGTGCCATCTTTTGAAACAGCTTATACATTAAACGGTGGAGCAACACCTACACCCAGTCCAATCGTTGACAGCTTCAACAAAAGTTTTTCCGCTTCAGATTACACGGTCAATGTATTAGAGTTTGGCATGGAAAAAACTACTACTGGCAATAAAGCCGTTAGTATGAATCTGCTAAACGGAGGCACTGATATAGACCTTGCACCCAATATGATTTATGCTGCTGAAATAGACATCGTAGCAATGCAAATAGGCGGCACAGCGGGAGTTGTTGGGGATGTGGATACTATGAAGCTAACGGGTGCGGTAAAGACGTATCGCGGTGGCGGAGGCGAAGTAGGCAGCTTTACTACAATCAGCCACCAATCTGATCACAACAACGTTCACGGTGTTTCTTGGCAAATTGTCGTGGGGTCAAATAGA